GGGTTCAGCCCTGCGGCTTTCATGTCCTCTACGCTCCTCTGCCAGGAGGTGTTGGACATTCGCTCCTCCCATCCTTGTTGCTCGCGCTGTAGCTGGATGTTCGTTTCGTTCGCCTTTTTCTGCGCCTTTTTCGCAGAGTTCCCACCGATGAGGTCGCCGGCCAGTCCTATGACTGGCGCGGCGATGCTTTTGAAGAATGATTTGATGCCCATGGCCTAGAAGTGGTCGATGAGGCCAGGGACGCTGTAGGTCGGCATCATGCGTGCCACTTGGCTGTCGTGTTGGATATCCATGATGATCTGGGCGCTCCATTGCGCGACGCCGGTGGCGAGTGCTCTTGCGAGTACCTCTTGTGTTTTGTCGGTGATGAACGTGTCGTTGAGTGCAGGCTCGGCGGAGAATTCTTCCGATAGGTGCCACCAGTCGAGCGGCTGTGCGTTTGTGCTTCTGAGGACGCCGGTGATTTCGTTCGGCGTATATCTCATTTCTGCCCAAGCTTCCTGGTAGCCCCAGGTGGCGTTGCTCGGTGTGTTGTTGCTGGGCTGGTAGATTTCCTGTGTTGCGACTGCTTGTTCCCCGATCATGGCGAAGACGGGGAAGTAATAGGTGAGTCGCGTGGTGCGTCGCCAGTGCTTGCGTGTGCCTTGCTGGTATGTGGGCGTGCTGCGTACTGTGCAGACCCCGATGATGTAGCCGTGTTCGGTTGCGGCGTAGGTGAAGCTTCTTTTGTGTCCGGCGGCGTGCATTTCCGCGCCGAGGTTGCCCACGGGGCTTTCGTCCGCGCCGACAGTCGTGTCGTAGGCGGCGGTCTGTGCGATCGGGTTCACGGTGACGGGTATTCGGGACCCGCCCAGGTATTCAGGTCTCTGCAGTCGCGCGTCCTCGCTTCTGGTTCCCCAGTGGCTCATGAGCTGCTCGACGTAGCGTGACCCTCCCCTTGCGTCTCTTTCGAGAAGTTTTTGTGTCTGGAACGCGAGGCGCAGTGCGTTGATGGTCGCGGCGGTTGCGTTGGTGAGATCGGTGAAGAGGTTTCCGGTGACTCCGGTGTTTGCAGTGAGTACGCCGAGGGCACCCGCTGTGTTGATTTCTTTACTGTTGGTGGGCGGATTTGCGCCGACCCAGGGTCGGACGCTGTCTCCGGTCACCCCGGTGGTGAATACCGGCGCCTGGGTGCCCAGTGGGATTGTGACGGCGGTGCCTTTTTGTGCGAACGGCAGCGAGCTGGTGAAGTAGTCGTGTCTTTTGTTGACCCTGAGGCACTGTTGATTCCAATTGGTAGTGCCGCTGTGTGTGATGTTGTCGGTAGTGTTGCTGGTCCACGTGAGTGACCATTCCCAGGGATTCTGTAGGTTTTGGTCCCTGAACCATTCGTTCCAGATGAGGAAGTATCCGAAGATGGGCAGGATGTTGAACGTTGGATTGTTCGTGTAGGTCTGAGGCAGGAGTCCGAAGTGATCGAGCGCGCCCCCGGCGCGTATGGTGGTTGCTGCGCTGTAGTAAGGGATGAATGTTGGAATGCTGAGCGCGGTGTCTTGTCCTGTGATGAATTCTTCCCAGCTGCTTTGTGGGCCTGTGCCTTTCCAGGTGAGACGGTTCGGTACGAAGAAATAGAACGTCTCCAGGTCTAGGTCGTCGATGATCGGTGCGATTGGCGTGGCGAGTCGTGCGAGTACGCTTTCGGTGTGCTGCCAGGTGTCTCCTGGCAAGACTTCTTCGCACATGATGGGTATCAGTTCGCTGGCGTTGAATGCCTGTTTGCGTGTTTGTTTCATCCGGAATTTCGAGCGGGGAATATCCGCTCGTGGTGCAACGGCAAAGTTGTGTTGAGTGGCGGTTTTGTTGCGCATCATTGTCTGGGTTCTCCATTAAGACCCAGGAGGAAGGGCGGCCCGCTTTGGGGCCAACCGCCCGACTGGGTTAAGCGCCTTTTGGCGCGGGTTTAGATTGCTTTGGTTTTTCTCTCTGCGTGTGCGTGTGCATTTTGCGCGCGCGCGCGGTTTTGTGCTGGTGTTTGTTTCGTTGCTCTGTCTTTGCGTTTTTGCTTGATCTCCTTCAGTTTGTTTTCGTCTATTGCGCCTAGCCACTTGTCGTAGGCTTTTGGTGGTTTTTGCTTTTTGCCGTTGATGATGACTCTGTCGTGGTTTTTGAGTTGGTGCCCCCAGGTGATCCACCAGTCTTTCCCGATGTTTCTCGACATGAAAGCTCTGGGTTGAGTAACAGCCACAAGCTCACCAGTCTCCTCGTCGATGCGTACATAGCGTTGTTTGCTCCTTAGCTTTTTGGTGACGTAGCTTGCGGTGTATCGTGCTGTTTGGAAATTGAGGGCTCCAACGGTAACTTGACCGTGACCCCAGATTCTTTCCAGGGCCGGACTTGTCCATAGAAGATGTGGACTTTCCTTCGTGATGATTCGGTCTTCGATGAAGGCGTGTCCGAAGATGCAGGCGTGGTAATGCGGTCTGAGTGTTCTGTCACCGTATTCTCCCACGGCGTAGTAGCGCAATTCGCCTATCTCTTTCCGCAAGCGTTTCCAGAATCTCACGAGATGTGAGTAGTCCAGGCTTCCGTGCTTCGGGATCTGGTCGTCGCGGTAGGTCAGCGTTATGAAGCTGTTTTCTATCCATGATTGGCTCTCGTGGTAGATGCGCACGGCGGTCTGCCGTGCTTGTTCGTCTCTGCATAGGATGCAGTGGCCGCATGGGATATCCAGTGCGGTGTATGTCGTTGCGCCTCGATGTGTGTTTGGGGCGCTGAATAAGAGAGGGCCGCCAGTGGCGGCCCTGTATGCGCGGATGGGATCCGCGCAAGGCATCCTAGAGTCGGATGCCGCCCCGCATGATAAATGCGGGGCTGTTGATTGCCTTGTAGCGCCTGTCGGCGCGTTTGTGTTTGCGGCTGTGCTGCTTGCCGCTCATGCGCTGTCGTTTCACAGTTTTCTCCGGTTGTAAAGGGGGGCCGTTGCGCCCCCCTTATAGCTGACTTTGTCAGCAAGGACCATCCTTTGCTTGATTAAGATGGTCCTGATGACACCAGTTGTTGGTGTCAGTTGTTGACGGGGGCAGGATTAGCCCCCGTCTCGTGGCGGATAGCCTCCCTGAGGTCCTCGGCGTATCTGGTCAGTCGGGCCCTCCGTTGGCGGTGCCTGGCTCGATATAGGGCCACCGTAGGCTCCCCCAGGGTGTCCATTTCCTCGATGGTCTTGAGCGTTTTCCCGAGGCTCCTGTGCAGCGCCAGGGCCTTGTCGCTCTGGCCTTTGCCGAATACCTGTTCGAATGAGGCTGGAGCAGTCGCAGACGAGCTTCCTCGTGGGCGTGATGTTGGCTTCTTCGTCGATGGTCGCGAGTTCCCAGAGTTCGAAGTGGTGCGGCGCTTGGGCGACGGCATTTTGGTCTCCTTGGTCGTTGACGGTCTTGGCCAGGGCGGCCATGACCTCCTTGTCGTTGGGGGCAACGAAGGGTTGCATGTAGTAGTCGATGAGTCGGTCTCTGACGGCGTAGATTTTCACGATAGATCCTTTCCGGTGGTGATGTAGACGAGCCATTCCCAGTGCGCCCGGAGCGGTTTCGTGCACCCGCAGAAACAGATCCCGCGGCTATTTTCCACTTGGCGCATTTTCCGGTTGTAGCCCAGGTTGAGTAGGTATCTCTGGAGCCGGTTTTGGCTTGGGAAGTCTTGCATTGATTGCCTCCGGCGTCATGTATAGCAGTTCGTCGGTTGGTATGTCACGTAGTTCTGGTGGTAGTGCCAGTCGTGCCCGTTCTAGGTCGTGTTTGGCTTCTATGAATCCTCGGAGGTCTTCCGGGTATTGGGTCCAGTCTTCGAACATGGGCGGCTTGCCGTGACTTTGGATGGTCCCGCTTTGTGCGTAGCGTGTGAGGATGATATTGAGGTCCGTTTCGTGGGCCTCGCTCTGTTCGGTTTCGGTCGGGTCCGTGTTGACGGTGCGCGCTGCGGCGCGCAGTTCTTCGTGTGTGGTGATCATTATTTGCCCCTGAAGAGTTGAAGGATTGATTGCAGGAATGCAGTTGCGCGTGGCGCGGTCTTTCCACTGCTCTTGACGGCCTCCCAGTACGCGCTCTCGGCTTCGGCTTCTGACAGGCCGAGGGTTTCCGCGATTCGTCGGACGTTGTTGAGGTCCGCCGCTGTGTTGCTTAAGTTGGCCGAGGCTCGTGCGCTGTTGGCTTGTGCCCCCTGTAGTGCGATGAGGCTTTGCGCTTGGTCGATAAGCCAGGGCAGCATTTCGCGGATCTGGTTCGTTTGTTCTTTGGTGAGGTCTTTGTCTAGCTCCATCTTTTGCACTTGCGCCTTGAGCAGGTCGTTTTGCATGGCGCGTTGGTTGATATCGGCGTCGATGCTGGCGGCCGATACTTGCGCTTCGCTGCGTGCCTTGCTCGCGTTGGCTTTGGTCAGTTCGATATTTGCGAGTGCCTGTTGCTGGGCCAGTACGCTTAAGGCCTTTGCGCTGCCGCTGCTGATCGCTTTGCCCATTGCGTCTTCGGGTTGCACCGTTGCCGCCGATACGCTGGGTGTTGAGGCTCCCCCTTGGCTGTAGGCGAGCATT